GATAAAACCCAGTCGCTATCGTTGACCACGCTGTTAAAGCACCGATCTGTTTTGGGCTTGAATAGTAAGTTGTGTTGCCCAAGCCTAGCTGGCCAAGGTTGTTTGACCCCCAAGACCAGAGAGTGCCATCTGTTTTTACCGAAGTCGTAAAATAGCCACCGCTTGCCACATTTAGCCAATTTGTCAAAGCCCCAACTTGTTTTGGCGAAGAATAGCTTGTGGTGTTGCCTAGACCTAGCTGTCCCTCGGCATTACTACCCCAGCTATACAAATACGGCTCGTAGGTCGTAACGCTCGTCTGCGCCCCGAGCGGATTAAACCCCGGCTTGACAATGCTCCCCAAATTGTATTGGCGTATGCTCACGGGCTACTCCAATTTTAAGACGCAATGGACTCGTAGCTGATCGTGTATGTGATGCCGCTGGCAGTACCTGAAGTCACCACGATGGATGAGTTCTCCATCAGGTAAATTGCAGTCGTCTTGTCCACCGCAATCACAGACGCACTGGCTGGCACTGCAATCGTAGAGATGACAGGGAAGTTCGTACCAGCACCAGCAGCAGCGTTGTTGATCGCCACGGTTGCGTTCACAGCAGAAGTGCCGTTCACATTCGCGCACACGATCTGGTTGATCTTGAAGACCAGACCAGACGATGCAGCGTTGGACAGCAGGGTGTTGGCCGTGGTGTTCGCGGGTGTGAGGTACGTTGTCGTGCCAAGAATGGACGTTACGTTAACAATATTTGGGTTTGCCATGATGACTCCTTACAGGCCAAAGATAATCGAAAAAGCGATAGCCTGACCTTTGGTAGCTCCGCTTGCAGGGGTTACAAAGGCGAGGTTGCCAGCACCGTCAGTTTTAATGACTTGATTTGCTGTGCCATCAGCCGTGGGGTACTTCAACCCAGCAGGATTGTTCATGATGCGCGTAACAGTGCCTGATGCGTTTTCGGCGTACAGTGCCATGTCGGTGTTGGCAATGTTAAAGCCAAGCTCACCGGGGAGCAAGTCAGCCGCCAAAGGCACAGCCGCCCCTGTCGTAGTGCGATAGAGTTGAATGGGTGTGAAGCCTGACGCTGCCATAGTGTTACCTCAAGTTTTCAAGTTTGTAAAGGGTCTTCATGTGCACGCCTGTGAGCTCATCAACGATGTTCTCTAAGGCTGGAATCCCCTTAGCAACTTTGCTACGGTTTTCATTCAGCCAAATTATATCATCGTGAATTGTTTTTGCAATGCTTTTCTCTTGATCCTCAACGCTGCCAATGATACCAAAAGTGCCTTGATAAGCCTCAATCAAGTCATCAAGCTTCTCTATCACATTCTCGTAATAGTGCCCAAGAGCCTTGTGCTCAGCATAAGACTTGGTCTTCCAATGTGCAATGTGAGCTGCATTCCTAGCATGGAATACGCGCTCAATCAGGTCTTCAATCATCAGAATGTGCCTCCAGAGATGCCGCCAGGAACTGATAGCACTGTGCCGTTAAATGTCATTGCTGAGCCCATGACTAATTGATTGGACGCATTTTGGTAGGCTACGCCACCAGCAGTTCCGTTTAGCGCGTACAACTCGGTTATGTCACTGTTAGTGCCTGACTTTGCGGCAACTAAGTTTGTTCTTGCATCGGTAGCGTTTGTTGCCCCAGTTCCGCCGTTGGCAACTGCTAAAGTTCCAGCAAGCGTTACAGCACCACCAGTTGCGCCTGAAGGTGTCAGACCAGTAGTTCCTGCGCTAAATGTAGTTACACCACCAGCAGGTGCCGCAGCCCATGATGCTGTTGTGCCGTTAGATGTCAACAGATAGCCGTTTAAACCAATTGCCAATCGGCTTGCCGTGTTGACACCAGTTCCAAGAATCAGGTCGCCAGTCGTGGTGATAGGCGACAAAGCATTAAATGCGGCAGAAGCTGTGGTCTGACCAGTACCGCCAGAAGCAATTGCAAGAGTGCTAGACAGTCCAGCCGCAGTGCCTGTTGTGTTTTGGTTAAGCGTTGGTACATCGGCAACTTGTATGGTGTTCATCACCACATTTGTTCCGTTGCCTCGCAAGTACGATCCACTTGTGACAGCACCGGCAAAAGCGTTTATTGCCGCTTGCGCAGTTGTTTGGCCTGAGCCACCAGAAGCAATAGCTAAAGTTGTAGACAACCCAGCCGCAGTGCCAGTGGTGTTCTGATTCCATGTGGGAATAGTTCCAGCCAAGTCTGCGTAAGCAATACTGACCACACCTACTTGACCGTTAACAGAACTGACTAAGTTAGTCTGGTCAATCTTCTGCCAAGTTGATCCGTTAAAGATAGCCCAATCACCAACCTGCCAGTCAGTCACGCCATTCAAATTGGTCGAGCCTGCCACGGAAACAATGTAGTAGTAACCGTTTACACCAACGCTAGAAGTCAGCGTAGGCGTGTTAGTCGACGCATTCCATGAGCCTTGATACGACAGACCACCAGTAAAACTTGCAGTTGTGACGCTTGTGATCACACCCTTAGAGTTGACCGTGACCACAGGAATTGCAGAAGACGAGCCGTAGGTGTTTGCCGTAACGCCTGAGGCCGGCAAGTCTGCATTAACCAACAATCTAAAAGCCGTAGGAGCCGCTGGGCCTGCAGTTGGGCCTGCATAGACCACATTTGCAGCTTGGTCTACCACCAGCAACGCAGAACCCCATGTAGGCGCTCCAGTACCACCAGAGACCAATACCTGACCTGAAAGCCCAACAGGGCCAATGTACAGACCGTCAGCACCAGACCAAACAATAGCGCCAGCCGCAGCTACCAAACTTTTTGCTGTACCGCCATTGCCCAACCCAAGAAGATTGTCTACTTGATCATCATTAGACAAATCAACCGCAGGGTGTTTGTGGTCGCTACGAGCTAAAGTGTTTGCTGCGCCAGCAGAGCCGGATTGAAAACCAAATTCAGGCGCACTTGCGCTGTAGCTTGCTGCAAGGGTGACGTTGCCATTAAGCGCACCGCCGCCTGTCAAGCCGTTGCCAGCAATGACTTGGGTCGTAGTCGGAACGTAGCCAGAAATGGTGGCCGGAACTGTGGTTGCAGCGGTCACGCGACCATTTGTGTCAACGGTAAAAACTGGAATATTTGTAGCGTTACCGTACACGCCAGAAGTTACGCCAGTTGCATTAAGTTGAGTAGAACCTACACCACCGTTGGCAATGCTCAAGGTCACATTACCCGTCAACTGACCGCCACCGGTCATGCCCGTACCGGCAATCACTTGCGTGGTTACAGGCACTCCAGCTACGCTTAATAAGTCACCTACACGAATTTGATAATTGTTGCCTTGGTAGACAATCATCATCATAGAGTTTGCATCAGCCACAGGCGCTACTGGCAGCTGTGTAACCCTGGTTGGTATTAGATTGCTAGGTACTGACATTTAAAACTCCAAGTATTCATCACCGTCTTCAGTAATGAAGAATTGATCGCCGGCTTCTTGAATTACACCGGCAGGGTGAGTATTTATCGGTGTGTCCGGTCGGTTAAACGGAAGGACAATCTGGTCAGGTCGACGAGGCGCAAGACGGTACGGGTCATACTCATCTCGGTCTTGCTCACAAACCATTAGGCCAGGGTAATTTGGGTCTGGTGACAACTCAGCAAGCAACATCTTGCGTGAGCACCGGCCGCATATAGCAATGCCATACGTGGCTTGTCCGCTAGGGTCTAGGAATACACTCATCTTGTGTAAACCCCGATGCCTGGGTTGATCTGGATGGGTGAGCCGTCATTATCACCGTCCCATGCACGCTGCAGACTCATGGCTGCTTTTTGCTCAAGCACAGGTATCATTTGCGGATCAACTTGGGGCGTCTCAGCAGCAACTTCAGCAGATAAGCCATCAATGATGGCATTGAGCCAACGCTGAGGCACTTCTACGTCTTGCTGCAAGTTTGCTGTGTCCATAATCTGGCGATGCCGCCAGAGTACTAATTGAGCTTGTTCAGCTGCCGAATATGGAGCTGGCCACAAGTTTACAACAGGTTGTGGCAAGTCACGCTGGAAATAGTAGCTGCTAGGCCTGCCAGGAAACACTTTGTTGCTCTGGTTGACGTAGCTATCACGATTCAACTGACCTAGTGGAATCTCTTGAGGCATGTTGCCAAGACTCACTACGGCATAGTTAAAAGTTGTTGTAGAGGTAATTCTGAAATACTGAAAAGCCAATGCACCTGAGATGTCAACCCAAACAATCTCGCCTGAGCTTGCCGTATCTGTAAAGGTTCCAACAGTTACCCACGTAGTGCCGTTTGTGCTGACTTGAAAAGTCAATGGAGTTGATGCACCTGACCACTCTACTCCTACAATATCCACTGTAGTTTGAGTTG